TGGATAAATCAAGCATTGATAAACAAATCAACTACACTTTCAATATAATCAATCATATTCTGATTAATTGTTGGAGAGCATCCAAGAAAGAATACTTTATTCAAAACTTGGTTTGCTTTTGGATATTTAGTTGCATCATCAAGGTGACTATATCCAGGATGGAGAAGAACGTTTCCTGCAAAATAATTACGAGTTTGAATCTTATTACTTTCCAAATGAGCAACAAGAGTTCTCTTTAGATCTTTATCTTCACATACAATAGGAACACCAAACCAACTTGTTTCTGCACCTTCACGTTCATTAACAACTCGGGTTCCAGGAATTTTCTCAATAATCTTTTGAATTTTTTCTTTATTACTTCTACGCAGTTGATGAATTTCTTCAAACTTTTGAAGTTGAATTAACCCAACAGCACCTTGCATATCAAGAGGTTTGAGATTATATCCCATAGTTGAAAAAACATACTTATGATCAACTATGTCTTCGTAGTTTTCTAACCAAGTATCAAAACGTTTTCCACAAACACCATTAGAAAGAAGATTTTGCTGACCAACACGCAAATGTGATGTGCAGGATAGAATGAGCAGGAAGCAGCAACTGCATAATCAGTCAGATAATTACCATGCCACTTGCTTCCAAGACTATCACAGTTATCTGCAATCAAAGCAATACTCTTGCGGCGGCAAAGATCAACGAACTTGTTCATGTTGTAGGGATTGCCAAGAACAGGCGATGAAATGGCACCAACAGTTCTTTCAGTAATTTTGTTCTCAACCTGATCCAAATCCCAGTTAAGATCTTCCCAATCAATATCAACAAAAACAGGTTTCAAACCACACTGAACAATTGGTGCAATTGTAGTAACGAATCCACATGCACACACAATAATTTCATCACCATCTTTCCACCCAAAATACTTTTTGAGTGCAGCGAACATTACAAGGTTGGCAGAACTTCCAGAGTTCACCATCACAGAATGCTTGAAGTTGAACTTCTTTGAGAACTCACGCTCAAACTTATTAACTTGCTCACCAGAAGAAAGCCACTTTCCTTTCATAGTGGAGTGAATAAGTTCCCTAACCTCCAGGTCATCCCAGTAGGGACCAGAATAATATACATTATCTTCACCACCAACAAACTCTTTTTTATTTGCTAGATATGGGAATACATCCTTATCCACTTCTTTGGCAGATTGAATAAAACTGTCAATTAGGTCGTACATAGTTGTTTAATAATTTCTTCTGTTGAAATTGATTGAGTAAATCCAAGTGTTTGTAACTTTGTTGTATCAAGCCAAAAATCTTTTGCTTGAACAATCTGATGAAATTCAGGTGCTTCTTTAAATTTTATAACTGATTTAGAACCCAGATACTCCTTTGCTTTACCAATTATATCACCAATAGAGGTTGGTTGTCCACTCCCAACATTATAAATTTCATTTATGTTTCCTTCATCACAGATAAGTTTTATTGCTTTACATACATCATCAAGGTGCATTACATCACGAACTGGAGTTCCCTCATCATATAAGTAAACATCTTCATCTTGCTTAAGAAGATTGATCATATGTACAAGAGCATTCTTTTTAAGAGATGCTTTGTTGTCACTCTTTCCCAAAACATTACACAAGCGTATAATTCTATACTTAACATTATAAGTTTTGCAAAAAGAAATCAGTAAATCTTCTGCTGCTTTTTTTGTAATGGAATAGAACCCTGTTGGTTTGCAGATGTATTCTTCTTTTGCTGGTAATTCAGTTTCCCCGTATACGAACCAAGAACTGATAAAATTGAAGACAATATCAGAATCTCTACAAAAATCCAAAACTTCACAAAGAACTTTGAGGTTGGTTTCGACATCGAGGGTAATATTGGTATGTACGTTGTAATTGTCTACTGTTGAAATTAAATAAAGAATACTTTTTGTTTTTGGTTTTCTCTCTTCTCGATCTTGCTTAAGGACTAGATCTGGGTAGAGACTGCAGAATCTACCACCCACAAATCCAGAAGCACCATATACACTAATCATAAATTTTTTTGTTCTTAATTAGAAATAATTTTATTATATAATTGAGGAGCAATTTCTTTTTTAATTGCAACCATATTACATCCACTACCTTCAATCATGTATTTTTTAATTGTAGTATATAATTCTATTGTTAATGGTATCAACAATGGCATAGATTCAAAATAAAAAGGATGTCTTGGATCAACTTTTTGTAAGAAAATATCAAATTTACTATTATCAAAACATCTAAGCAAATCTTCAGGTGATACTCCTCTATCTAACATACAAGATCCAAATTCAAATTGAATTATATCAGTATTACTAAGAATATTTTTTCCACCATTAAAGACATCTATTTCCATACCTTCAATATCTATTTTTAGAAAATCAATTTTTTTTATATTGTTATCTTTACAATAACTATCTAAAGTTTTAACAGGAAAGGAAATTCCAACATCTTCAGAAGTTGCCAAATATGTTCTAAAAACAAATGATTGAGTATTTGGATAATATGTAAAAATACCTTCTTTATCACCCAGTCCAAAACAATTAAGATATATTAAATTTTCTACATTTTCAGTATCTTCTAATTGTTTAATTTGATTTTCAATTTGTGTCAAAAATTTTGGATCAGGTTCAAATAAATGAAACTCTCTTGATTTATCATAAGAATTTTTTAAATAATCAATATCATCCCTAGATCCAATATCAAAAATAACTTTAACATTTTCTTTAATTAAATTAAAAAAATCTACTTCATCTTTTGGAAAAATATCAAATGGCATTTTTATTTCCTCTAATTTGATTAAGTAACATTTTTAATGATTCTGTTTTTTTAGAATTATAATTTTCCCCCATCCAAATGTGACTATTACTTGCATTTTTATAATGAAAAATAAAGGATTCTTCAATATCATCAGATTCTAATTTTATTAGATCTACAAAAGATGGTTTAGGAAAATTAAATTTTACTAAAAATTTATCAATAATATATTGGAACATATTTTTAAAATACTCCCAATAATTATCCCTTTTTGTTTGATATGGATAACTTCTATCATCAGCATAATAAGCACCCCCCTTTATTGTAGGTGCATAAGTTTCAAAAGGAAGAATCAAATCCTTTTCATTATCATATTCAAGTAAAACTGCCAAAGAACCATTTATCCCGACTTCAATTTGATTTTGATTTTTAGGTATTGTATGAGGATCATTTTCAACATAAGAATCTCTTTGAATAGAAATTTGGTCAAAATATTTAATTTTCAATTGATCTTTATACTTATTCATATACGTTAGACATTCTCCACCAACATCACATGTTATTCCATTGTAATTTGCAAGTCCCCAACTCAATTCATGAGGATTTGGCATATTAGGTATATTTGCAACTACAAACCCATTCCATGGATAACTAAAGGCAAATTCTCCTGGTTCACTTTCACTTTTAAAATAACTTAAGTACCTATAATGAGGTACAAAAGCAAAATTATGTTCTTTCATCATATTAGAAAAAGATACATCTTTAATAAAAAACATATCAGAATCAATCATTATGGATACGGATTTATCTCTTGAAATGTAATGTTTCCACCCCCAAGTAAATGCATATGAACAAGCATAACTTCCACCTAAAGCAAATGACCCATTATTATCATATTGCAAATATCCATTAATATATTTTAATTCAGGATCCAATTCAACTCGTATACATTTAATATTTAATTCATTACATATATTAAAAATTTGATCTAATCTTTCTGAAGAATACCCACTACCTGGATCACCACCAGGACGTTCATTATTAAACACAATAAACTCAAAATCATCTTTGACGTGGCGTTTAATTGATTCGTACTGAAGTTGAATAAAGTCAGGACGATTATGGGAATAGGTATAAATTTTAACCTTGCTCATTTGATGCTCCTATAAAATTGATTTATTTCTTTGTATTCTTCATACTCTTCCCTACAATCAGCACCAGTCATCAGATCACCATCACGATCCAACCAATACCAATCATCCACAATAGATTCGTGAGGTCTCCACCAACCATTGGAAGTTTTATAATCAAACCAATACTTAGGAGCAATCACGTCACAATCTTTATTTGTCCAAACTGGCCAAAATGCAAAAGTAGAAGAAGAAATAATAACGTTTTTTGCAGTATTGAGAATTGAATAATCAACACCAACTGGCCCACCTGGATAGGCATACCAACCAATACTTCCTTGATATGGATCTTTTTCTTCCATTATAGCAGAACCAACAACTTCGGCAAATGGAATGAATTGTCTTGCATGTTCTGGGTCATCAGTGACACAGACAAATTTCATATCTGGATTTTTGTCCAGCATATGTTTTGCTGCGGTCTGATAATACTCTGGAGGAACCCAAGAAGCACCGGTCAAATAATCACCGCCACGAAATTGAATTACACAAATATCATCAGAAGAATAGTCGGTGATTTTGTTGTCATAGTCCAACCATTTAATAATATCATCCCTACGATGACTAATGTATGACATATTTTGAAAGTATCCCTCAACCTTTGTGTTATCAGGAAGTTCACTCCAGAGGTGATCATCAAACACATTCATCTCCTCTCCTCCCATGTAGGAAGGATACCTCTGCCTACGCTCAAGGTAATAGTTATTGATTCCTTCGGGCAGTTCAACTGGAGGTCCACCCTCAGGACCATGACCACCAATGACGGGTTTACCCATATCAAAGTTAGTCATAAATGCACATGCTTTGAAAGGGGTAGTTGGTTTCTTTTGAATACCCCAATCATACCCCATTCTTTCAGCAATGATTCTTGGAACAAGAATGTGCCAAAGTTGGTTCCCAATACCAGAACCATCATAAATTTCAGAAACAATCATTTGATTAAACTTGTAAACTTCTCTTTGTTATCAAGGATATATTGTGGGTAAGAATCATCTACAGGTACAGTTTGATAAATTGCATAGTCTCTTCCCAATGGATCTTTGTTATCTTTGACTCTGGCAACATTCCGTTTGATTTGATCATTGTTTAACTCAGAATGAGCAGCACACTCAATCTTTTTTAACACTCTCTCCTCAACAGAAAGTCCTTCACTTCCAACATAACTCCAGTGCCACCCACCAGGAAAAATTCTATAATTTTTTTCATTTTCCTGTTTACTACGCAATTCAGATAAAGTATATTTGTTAAGAATTGATTTACTGAATAATTTAGTGCCCAACCATCTTGGCCTATCTTCATAATCCCAATCGGTTGTCATAGCACGAATTATACCACCAACTTCAACAAGATTCAAGTATCCCATACAATTTTCTTGGGCAAAATGAAAAATTGCTTCCTGTTGAAAATAAGTGTTTAGTTTTTCAATTGCTTCTGGATTAGGAACTTCATCAACGTCACTCCAAATAATTGCATCTTCATCAGATATATTTTGTAAAATGCAATTCTTAATATTATCCTTTTGAAAAACATCTCTTTGATATGGATGAAGTTCTGGTGATGTTGTATCCTCAACAATGTTGTGAATGATTTTATGGTTGAACTTTTCAAACCTGCCTTTATTTTCTTGATAGTAAAGTGGTTTATCCAGACCAGAAAATGTTTTTGTTGCTTCACTTAAAATAAAGAAATCAACATAAGGATCAAGAATATTCAATCTAATTTCTAAGATATCCAATTCATTGAAAAAAGGAAATACATCAATTACTCTCATACTCCTCCTTCATCGCATTAAAGACTTTTGAAATTCCTTCTTGAATAGATGTTTTTGGCATCCACCATTTCATAATAAAAGTATCTGCTTGATTTCTTTTGTCTAATTGAACAGAATCCTTTTCTTCTGATGGTTTAACTATAACATCATGATTTCCAATCAAAGAAAACTGCCCATTGATCATACTTGCAATATCTCTAATTTTCGTATAGTGAAAACTAGTAATATGAAGATTGTCTTCTGGAGTAAAATCAGTGAAATTTTCCATTACCGTTTCAAGTGCTTCGCAGCAATCTTCAGCATAGAGAAAATCACGTTGTTCTTCACCATCAGTAAGCATATCAATTACACCAGTTTCAAATCCTTTACGAATGAAGTCTGTAATAACATGTGCCTTCTCATGATTTTTTTCAATACCATAGACATTCCAGAACTTAACAATCAGTCCGTTCAAAGATTTTGTATAAAGTTCTCCAACATTTTTCAAAACACCATATGGAGAGTAACTCATATTACTCATTTGAGACGATGCAAATACAAATCTCACATTATATTTCTGGAGAAGAGTAAATGCATTTGCCATCAAACGACAATTGTTATTAATAAACTGGAAAGTATGTTGATACTTTTTCAGATATCGTGATCCACCCACATCAAAAGCAAGGAAAAATACAAAGTCAGAATCAGAAATTCTTTCTTCCAAAAGAGGATTTGGAATAGTTGTCATGTCTTCATCTGAGGTATTCACCAAATCAAATTCATGAACTTGATGTCCCTTGTTACGCAAATACTCCGTCAGATAAGCACCGATTTGCCCACTGGAACCCAATACTGTAATTTTCATATCAAACAGGGTGATGGAAAGGAACGTAGGTTTCGTTTTCTAACTGAGAATTAATCCAATGATAAGTTTTTGAGATACCCTCTTCAAGACTCATCGAATAATCCCACTGAAGTTTTTCACGAATCAAACTATTATTTGAATTACGACCACGAACTCCAAGAGGTCCATCAATATGCTTTTTAGTAATTTTCTTACCTGCTACCTTTGCAGCAATATCAGCAAGTTGATTAATGGTTACCATCTCTTCAGAACCAATATTGACTGGACCCATGAAGTCTGACTGAACCAGACGATAGGTTGCCTCAACACATTCATCAATATAAAGAAATGAGCGTGTCTGCTCACCATCTCCCCAAATTTCAACTTCACCACCTTCTACAGGAAGTTCTGCTACTTTACGACAAATTGCTGCTGGTGATTTTTCTTTACCACCTCTCCAAGTTCCTTCTGGACCAAAAATATTATGGTAGCGAGCAACTCTGACTGGGATACCATAATTTCGATTATAAGCAAAGAAAAGACGTTCAGAAAACAATTTTTCCCACCCATATTCACTGTCTGGTCCAGCAGGATAAGCGTCATTTTCTTTTAATCCAGGATTTTCAGCGTCCATCTGAATATGCTCTGGATACATACAAGCAGATGATGAAAAGAAAATTTTAGTTCTATTTACACCTAACCTTTCATTCAAATCTTTGACTGAACGAAGAATATTTAAATTAATAGTAGCAGAATTATTCATCACATCTGCATCATGATCACCTGTAAAAATATACCCTGCTCCACCCATATCAGCAGCAAACTGATAGATTTCATCAAAAGTTCCAATATATCTTGATGGAACAAACTTATAAAAGTTATTTCCATATCCTCTAAATTGAACAACTTTTTCTACAAGGTTTTGATCTGTTAGATCACCTTGAATAAATTCATCTGCTTCAGTTTTAGAATGTTCTGGTCTTTTTACATCTACACCACAAACCCAATAACCTTCCTTTTTAAGTCTTTTTACCATGTGACTTCCAATAAAGCCACCTGCACCAAGAACAAGTGCTCTCTTTATATAATTTGCCATAAACAAGTCAATAATCTCCTAGTATATATTATAGCATATCAAAGCAAGTTTTTCTTATACCACTCATACGTTTGAGTGATTCCTTGACGAAGTTCAACTTGAGGTTCCCAACCAAGAGATTTAATTTTATCTACATTTAAAACTTTACGGGGAGTTCCATTTGGTTTTGTTGTGTCCCAATTAATATCATGTTCATAACCAACAATATCAGCAATTGTTTCTGCTAATTGTTTAATAGTTACATCCTCACCCGTTCCAATATTAATATGTTCTTCACCTTCATAGTTTTGCATACAAATGAAACATGCTTCGGCAAGATCATCAACATATAGAAACTCGCGCATTGCTGATCCATCTCCCCACAATTTGACCTCCCAGTATTTACTATGGTTTAAAGCAGAATGAAACTTAGCAAGCATCGCAGGAAGAACATGAGATGTTTCTAAATTAAAGTTATCATAAGGTCCATAAAGATTGGTTGGCATCAGTGAGATTGCATTAAATCCATATTGTCTCCGATACGCCTGACACATTTTAATTCCAGCAATCTTTGCAATCGCATAAGAATCATTTGTCGTTTCTAGAGGTCCGGTAAGAAGTTGATCTTCTGTAATTGGAAGATTTGGATATTTTGGATAAATGCAAGAAGATCCTAGAAAGAGTAGTTTTTTTATTCCAAAATTATAAGATGTATTGATAATATTTGATTGAATCATCAAATTATCATATATGAAATTGGCAGGATAAGTTTTATTTGCCATAATTCCACCTGCTTTGGCAGCGGCAAGAAAAACATATTCCGGTTCCTCAGAACAAAAATAACGCTCAACTTCACCTTGATTTCTAAAATCAACATCATCACGAGTACCTTTGATGATATTAGTATATCCCTTCCCTTCAAGGTTTCTGACAATTGCCCTACCAACCATTCCGTTAGCACCGGCAACTAAAATTCTAGAATTGTTTTTCATTAGTACACATATCCTCAACTAATTGTTCGAAAGAAATTTTAGGTTCCCAACCTAATTTTTGTTTTGCTTTTGTATAATCTCCAAGAAGAGAATCTACTTCTGCTGGACGAAAATACTTTGGATCTACCATAATACGAACTAGTCCCGTATTTGTATCAATCCCAATCTCAGTTCCTTTATCTGTGAACTGCCATTCAATGTTCATTCCAAAATAAGGTGCTGCCATCTCAACAAACTGACGGACAGAATATTGTTTTCCAGTAGCAATCACATAATCATCTGGTTCTTTTTGTTGTAGCATAATCCACATTGCTTCAACATAATCCTTAGCGTGTCCCCAATCACGCTTAGCATCAAGGTTACCTAACTTGAGAACTGTCTGTTTTTCTTCAGATAATGCCTTAAATCCTTTAGTAATTTTACGGGTTACAAATGTTTCTCCTCTTCTAGGAGATTCGTGATTAAAAAGGATACCTGTACAAGCATACATTCCATATGCTTCACGATAGTTCTTAGTAATCCAGTATGCGTATAGTTTTGCTACCCCATAAGGAGAGCGGGGATAAAAAGGAGTAGTTTCACGTTGAGGAACTTCTTGAACAAGACCATAAAGTTCGCTTGTAGAAGCTTGATAGATGCGAACACGATCTTCCATACCCAATAAACGCACTGCTTCAAGAACCCGAAGAGTACCCATACCATCCACATCAGCAGTGTATTCAGGCATCTCAAAGGATACTTTGACGTGACTCTGAGCACCAAGATTATAAATTTCATCTGGTTGAACTTTTTGAATAACTCTAACTATATTAGTTGAATCTGTTAAATCTCCATAATGTAATTTAATATTTTGAAATATATGATCAATACGATAAGTATTGATCATAGAAGAACGTCTAATGATGCCATGAACTTCATATCCTTTTTCCAAAAGAAATTCAGCAAGATATGATCCATCTTGTCCAGTAATACCTGTAATTAGAGCAACTTTCATTATTTTAAAATTAATTTTTTATACCACTCAATTGTTTTATCTAAACCATCTTCGAAAGAAACTCTAGGAGACCAACCAAGTTGATTTTTAATTTTAGATATATCTGTTGAATAACGACGATCATGTCCAGGTCTATCATTTACATATTCTATCATGTCATCCCCCATATTCATATGATTCAATATAGAGCGAACAAGATCGATATTTTTCATCTCACAATTTCCACCTATATTATATTTTTGCCCCTCTTTCCCCTTTAACCATACTTCAATCAATGCTTCACAATGATCCTGGACATATAACCAATCACGAATTTGTTGCCCATCACCATAGACAGGAACCTTTTTACCAGACAGCAGATTAGTTATAGCTTTAGGAATCATTTTTTCTTGATATTGTCTAGGACCATAGTTATTTGAACAATTTGTAATTATTGTAGACAAACCATAAGTGTTGTGATATGCCATTACAAAATGATCACTTGCTGCCTTTGATGCTGAGTATGGATTTCTAGGAGAATAGTTAGAATTTTCTGTGAAGTATCCTTCTTCAATTGATCCATAAACTTCATCGGTGGAAATATGAATGAACTTTCCAACTTCATATTTCAAAGCAAGATTCAATAGATTAACAGTTCCACTAATATTGGCGTGAATAAATGGTGAGCAATCTTCTATTGAATTATCTACATGACTTTCTGCGGCAAAATGAAAGACAGTTGAAGGTTTATATTTTTTAAACACAAACTCACAACTATGTTTATCTGCAATATCCGTAGTGTATAATTTAACAGGATCTGGAATATTATGCCAATCGGCAGCATAAGTTAAATTATCAATACAAATAATTTCTTCTGTTGTACATTTAATAAGATGATGAAGAAAATTACTGCCTATAAATCCTGCACCACCTGTAACTAATATAGTCATTTTTGACCGTACCTTTCTAGAAGTTCTGGAGAATATTGTTGAATATCTTTTATATTTTTTTCTTCTCTTTTAGCATTCTCAAGATCATAAACTCTATTTCTAAGTTCTGTAGTTGAATATTGATGTCTTCTCATATGATAATGAATTTCTATACCATTATCAATGCAGTATTGTTTTCCAGTAACTTCAACATCTCTATATTCTTCACTCAAAAAACGAATGTGAAAAGTTTGAGTCTTGATAAGATTTAAGAGATCTGCTTCAGTATCGTAAACAAGAATTTCATCCACATATTTACACGCCTGTACCTGAGCATATCTTTCGTAGATAGACTGTACTGGTTTATTTTTTAAACCAGGTCTATCTATAGTAGGATCAACTTGAAGTGCTACTTTTAAATAATCGCACATTTCCTTTTCCATTTTGAGCATTGTAACATGTCCAGCATGAAAAAGATCAAAACAACTACAATTAAATCCGATTTTCATACGAATATACTTTTTTATCATTATACTAAAAAAGGTGGGTTTATGCAACCCACCTTTATGTGCTCAGGCTCGCCACCAATTCTTTGACTGGAAATTGGAAACCAGGCGGGAGAGAGTCCCATCCGCACCAACGTCATTTTAGAGATGCCGTAAACTCAAATAGGGTCATATTTGACTCCACCAGTATAAGTTTTAAGTCGTTCCAGGACTAATGTAAAGTTGGGTTAACTTTGATATCTCAGTAATACCAAAAAATGCTATTAGAAATAACACGTCCCAAAGTTTAAGTTTGATAGCAAAAGGAATGCCGAGTAATCCCCCAACAAACTTTATCATCAAACCACTTTTAAAATCTCCCCACAACATAACTTGATAACCAAGTAGAAGGAGAAGGTTCCCAAGATACCTCAGGACACTTGTTTTAGACATAAGGGGTTTTCATCACCGACCAGTGCTGTTATAGACCATCCGTGTCTTCTTCGTCATCTTTTACATAACAAGGAACTCTATCTGGATCTAACCAAAGCGCATAGTTGAAATCTTCCATTGCAGTAGAGCATTGTAGACCATTATCAAAAAGATAAATGTCATTCCAGCGTTTGGTATAGTAATTTTGCTTTTGCATACGGTAATCGGGTTTACCGTTGAGTTCAATAATACCTGCTTCTACAAAACGGTATTCTCCACGCTCCAGAAGAACTTTGGGTTTCACGCTTCAACTGCCTCAAGATCGCTGGCGACATACTCCATAAGCATTTCGTAGTCGTCAAGGGGGTCACCAGAAAATACTACTCCTTCATTTTCGTAGAAGCGGCGCACCTTTTTATAAAGTTTCGGACTCTTTACGTCAAGGTAGATTTCCCCGTTAGCAGCAAGACGAAGAGTGCTAACATCTTTTTTGAACTTTTGAATCAGAGACATTGTTTTGAATGTTGACCTTAGTATTATAAGGGTTTGAGACTTTTGTGTCAAGTGTGCCAGTGAAGTAACTGGCAATCGGAGTATTCGGATTTGAACCGAAATTATTCCTGCTCCCAAAGCAGGTGCCATGACCAAGTTAGGCGATACTCCGTAGTTCCAACTCACCAGAATGAACTGCTGCGTGGCAACAAGCACATAATAGCACACATCCCTTTATTTCGTCAAGAATGCGTTCGTGACTCCATCCACGAATCCCATGAAATTTAGCATCTTTTTGAGAAGGGTCTAAGTGATGAACTTGAAGTGCTGATGAATATTTATCATATCCACAAGAAACACATTTACCTCCCATTTCTTCTATAATAAAACTTCTTTTTTTCTGCCCCAACTCTAATCTATATTTGTTATGGCAGGCACCACATACTGATTTTTTATGTCCATAAAATTTAGATGGGTCGGTTTCTCCACAATGCCCACATTTATGCGTTCTCATTTTGGTAGAATAAGTTTATCTACCATTATTTATGTTTTTTGTCAAGCGGTTCCCAGTGCTGCCAGTTGTATTTATGAATTGCCCAGATACCCATAATCGGTGGAACAATCAAAAGATAACAAATAATTCCCAAAGTAAAAGGAGTTTCTAATACCCACCTTGAAAAATGTAACATCAATATCCTCTCCAAGTTTTAAACTCATAATAAAAATACTGATCAACAATCCAATTATCTAATGGAGCATTCTCTTCTCTTTGTGCCCATTCAATACAAAAATCTACAATCTTATGATCATTCAATGATTTGTGCCCCCACATTCTTACAAATGCAGAGGCTGCAAAGTGATATTTTTGTTTAATGTGCGGTCCCATTTCCCTTATAATCTTTGGAGTCATAATATCCTCCTCGTGTTCCGAAGTAGAGTGTTGATAAAACAAACGGGATTGAAACGAATAGAAGTGCTTTTGCTAATAACATTATAAAAACATTCCTGGTTTATAATCTACTATTTGTTGAATCTCATCAAGTAGTGCTCCATACTCTTTAAACTTTCTATCTCCTGCAATAAAATGTCTTTGTCTTATCCAAACAGCATCTGCAAGTAGTTTCAGTTCATACTCCGATAAATCTTTAAAACGTTCCATTGTAAATCTCCTTTATCTAACGTGATGACCACCAAACATATAACGCATCCCGTTCAAGATTTTTGCTCCGAATGATCCGAGATTGCGTGAGTTAAATCTTTCAAATAGGGCAGTAGTAATGACAGGAGCGGGAACCCCCAAATCCACAGCGGCAGAAACAGTCCAACGACCCTCACCGCTATCGGAAACTCCACCAGAGAAGCGTTTAAGGCTACCATCCCTGCGTAGCACATCAGCAGTAAGATCAAGTAACCAACTACCAACCACGCTACCACGACGCCATAACTCAGCAACCTCAGCAACATCAATATCGTAGCAATAGGATTCTGGGTCTGCCATTGGTGCAACTTCTGCGTCTCCTTCTCTGACATACTGAGCAC